GGTTTGCAATACAGGAAATGGGTCTGCCCAACTATTAACGCACAACTTAGGCGTTATTCCAGAATTGATAATTCGTAAAAGCAGAAGCAACTCAGGGCCATATTGGTTAGTTGGGTTGACATACCTGTCTTATGCCAATGATGAATATTTACAACTATCTACAACTGGCGCAGTATATGTTGGAGGGGGTAGCTATTGGAACAGCACAGCCCCCACTTCGTCTGTATTTAGTGTTGGAAGTAATTCATATTCAAATGGTAACGGATACACATTTGTGACTTACCTATTTGCCACTTGTGCAGGAGTTTCCAAAGTAGGCTCATACACAGGCACAGGGACAACACAGACTATAAATTGTGGTTTTACTGCTGGTGCTAGGTTTGTTCTCATTAAGCGCACTGACTCTACTGGCGACTGGTATGTCTGGGACTCTGCCCGTGGCATCATTGCTGGCGATGACCCCTACCTCTTGCTCAACAGCACAGCCGCTGAAGTTACAAATACAGACTACATTGACACCGCAAACGCTGGTTTTGAAATATCCTCAACAGCACCCGCCGCCATCAACGCAAGTGCTGGCACATTTATCTTTCTCGCAATCGCATAACAGGAGTTAATCATGGAAATTCGTTTACGCTCAACTGGTGAAGTTATGTATGAGAGCGAGTTCCGTACTCGCTTTGCTCAGAACCTGCCATCTAACCCTTTGACCCAAGAGTGGCTCAACACTTACGTCAGCGATCCTGCTGGTGACATCGTGTTCGAAGGCCCACAAGCCTCGGGCGGCACGGTCTACCAGTACAGCCAACGCTCTGGCGTAGAGCAGCTTGCGGGCAAGTGGTACACCAAGCATGTGCTTGGCCCAGTGTTCACAGACACCGCTGCAACAGACACAACCCCTGCCAAGACTGCGGCTGAGAACGAAGCTGCATACAAGGCCATGAAGGACGCAGAACAAGCCGCGTCAGTACGCAACTCGCGTACAGCAAAACTCAAGGACTGCGACTGGACACAGATTGCCGACAGCACTGCTGACAAGGCTGCATGGGCTACTTACCGTCAAGCACTACGCGACATCACAGCGCAGGCAGGATTTCCGTGGACAATGACTTGGCCTAACGACCCTAACTGGGTTGCACCATAAGTTGTCGATGGCTGTTGGTGCTCTTTTTGGTGTTTCTACCGGGAGCAGCCAGCCAAGACAGAAAAACTGAATACCGCTGTGTGCGGTGGACGTGGACGGGAGATGTCTATAACCGCAGAGTTGTTTGCCTACAGTGGGAAAAGGTTGAACGAAAATGATCGATCCGCTAACGGCACTGGCGGGGATACAGGCAGCAGTTGCGCTAATCAAGAAGGTCAGCAAGACTGTTGACGATGTATCGTCGCTTGGCCCTGTTTTGGGCAAGTACTTTGATGCGAAGTCCACGGCTACCAAGGCTGCGGTACAGGCCAAGAAGTCCAAGTCTTCGATGGGCACGGCTATACAAATTGAGATGGCGCTCGATCAGGCCAAGCGCTTTGAGGACGAGTTGCAGCTATTGTTCATGCAGGCGGGAAAAGTAGATGTTTGGAACAAAATTAAGTCCAGAGCAGCGGCAATAGATGTGGAAGCTGCCCATGATGCTAGGCGTGAACGCGAAGCTGCGGCAAAGCACAAAAAAGAAATTGACGAGGCGCTTGAGATTGTATTGCTGGCTTTAGTCTTCTTTGCCTTGATAGGTTTTGTCGTCTATCTATCTTATGAAATTCTTGAGCAGTGCGCTGGTAAATGTGACTTTCAAAGGAAATAAACAATGGACTGGCTAAAACAAATTGCACCCACAATCGCCACGGCACTTGGTGGCCCACTGGCTGGCATGGCCGTCTCTGCCATCAGCAAAGCGATTGGCGTTGACCCTGAAAAAGTTGGCGACCTTATCTCCAGCAACAAGCTGACAGCAGACCAGATTGCTCAAGTCAAGATTGCTGAGATCGAACTTCAAAAGCAAGCGCAGGAGCTTGGTCTTAACTTTGAAAAGCTAGAGGTCGAGGACAGAAAATCTGCACGGGACATGCAGTCTAAAACCCGCAGCTTGATGCCACCAATACTTGCGGGCACAGTCACACTGGGCTTTTTTGGAATCATGACAATGATGTTTATTGGCAAAGTGGACAGCAGCAACCCTGCCATCCTGATGATGTTGGGAAGTCTCGGTACAGCTTGGACGGGCATCATTGCATACTATTTTGGCTCATCCGCTGGCTCTCAGGCCAAGACGGACTTGTTGAGTAAAAAATGACGCCCCACTTTACCCTCGCGGAACTGACCGCCACCAGCCACAGGCAGTTTGATAACACGCCAAACGAAGCCGAGACCGCCAACCTACAACGACTTGCGGAGTTCTTAGAGCAGGTCAAAGAAGCGCTGGACGGCAAGCCGATTATGGTCAACAGCGCGTTCCGGTCAAAACAAGTCAACGACAGCGTAGGTTCCAAAGACACAAGCCAGCACCGTATTGGCTGCGCGGCTGACTTTCGCGTTCCGGGCATGACCCCCGATGCTGTGGTACGTGCAGTCATTGCTGCGGGTTTACCCTTTGACCAGATCATTCGTGAGTTCGATGCTTGGACGCATGTCAGTGTGACGAACACCCCAGCCGGAACCCCCCGTAGGCAAGCGCTTATCATAGACAAAGCAGGCACTCGACCTTTTGCCTAATTCATGGGAAAATGAGCTATGCCGCTACAAAAAATACTGTTCAAGCCGGGCGTAAATAAAGAAAACACCCGCTACACCACCGAAGGCGGTTGGTATGAAGCCGACAAGGTGCGCTTTCGGCAGGGCAATCCAGAAGTTATTGGTGGTTGGAGTCGTCTTTCTTCTAGTACATTTTTAGGCATTTGTAGATCTTTGTGGAATTGGGTCTTGCTTGATGGCAGAAACGTCATTGGTGTTGGCACAAACTTAAAGTTTTACCTTGAGAACGGCGGTGCGTATTACGACATCACGCCCCTTCGTGAAACTTCAACAATTAACAACAACCCGTTTGTAGCTACAAATGGCTCTGCCACAATAACAGTAACAGACACAAGTCATGGCGCAATTACGGGTGACTTTGTTACGTTTTCTGGAGCTACGGGACTGGGTGGAAACATTACCGCTGCGGTGTTAAACGCGGAGTATCAAGTTACGGTTGTAACCGCCAACTCATACACATTTACAGCCTCGGCCACAGCCAATGCAACGGATGCCTCTGGTTCACCCGGCGGCGGTGCTTCCGTCGTAGCCGCATATCAGATCAATGTTGGCCCTGCGGTTCAAATCCCGTTGGTCGGTTGGGGTGCGGGGGGCTGGGGACTAGGAACTTGGGGCAATGGTTTAGCTACTGCTCTTGCGCTACGGTTATGGAGTCAAAAAAATTACGGCGAAGATTTAATTTTTGCGCCGCGCAACGGGGGTCTGTATTATTGGGAAGCGCCTACATTAACAGCCCGTGGCGTACTTCTTAACACCCTTGGCGGTAGTGTATCTTTTACCAGTGCTTCCCCAACTGTGGTGACATCGACCATACTTTATACCGAGGGCGCAGCCCTTCAATTTGCAGCCACTACATCTTTACCCACGGGCATCAGTGCGGCAACTACGTACTATGTGTTCCAAGTTAACGGCTTGACCTTTAACCTGCTGGATGGTGCTGGTGCAATAGTCAACACCTCTAGTACGGGCACGGGTGTGTACATCTCTTTAATCGTGGATGTGCCTACAACGCTAAATGCTTTCACTGTATCTGACACATCTCGTTTTGTCTTGACTTTCGGTTGTAACGACTACGGCTCGGCCACACTAGACCCTATGTTGATTCGCTGGTCAGCGCAGGATGATCTTTACAACTGGACACCTGACCCTACAAATCAAGCGGGGTTTATACGTATTTCTAGCGGCTCAGAGATCGTTACAACAATTCAAACTCGCCAAGAAATTTTGGTGTTTACCGACTCGGCTGTGTATTCACTTCAATACCTTGGCCCCCCTTACGTCTGGGCACCGCAGTTACTTGGTGACAACATCTCTATTTATGGCCCCAATGCGGTAGTTATAGCTTCTGGTGTTGTGTACTGGATGGGTATAGACAAGTTCTACGCCTACGATGGCCGGGTGAACACGTTGCCTTGTGCCTTACTTCGGTTTATTTTTACCGATATTAATAGCGATCAAAACTTGCAAGTGTTTGCGGGAACAAACGAGGGCTTCAATGAGGTCTGGTGGTTCTATTGCTCAGCCAATACGTCGGCTGTTGACAAGTACGTTATCTATAACTACGTTGAAAAAATCTGGTACTACGGCACGATGGCGCGAACAGCATGGCTGGATTCAGGATTGCGTGACTTTCCTTTAGCCACAACGTACACACTTAACATTGTTGAGCACGAAAACGGATTAAACGATAACGAAACTGGTACAGCAACGGCTTTGGACGCTTACATATCTTCGTCTGAGTTTGACATTGGCGACGGTCATAACTTTGGGTTTGTGTGGCGCGTCTTGCCGGACTTAACCTTTGGTGATTCTGCAAACACTCCTGCTGGCGCTGTGCCGTCGGTGTCAATGACTCTACAGGGACTGGCTAACTCAGGCTCTGGGGTTACAAGTACAGCTTCGCAGCCCGTGGCTAAAAGTAGCACCTACGTCATTACAGAACAGTTTACAGGGCAGATATTTACACGCATGCGCGGCCGCCAGATGATCTTTAAGATTAGCTCCAACCAAGTTAATACAACATGGCAGTTGGGCGCACCCCGTATTGACATTAGAGCGGACGGTAGACGCTAATGGCTGAACTAAGCGCAACCCCTCCAAGTCTGCCTCTGCCCCCTGACGAGTACGACAGGCGTTACTTCGATCAACTGACCAATATTTTACGTCTGTACTTTAATCAGTTAAATAACCCCGGCGACATGGGCGGGGCAACGCTTAATCTAGACCTTGAGACACTGCCGACTGAGGCGGACTTGCCGACTTTGAGGCTTGGTGATGTCTACAGAGACACGCAAGATGGTGTGCAGGCAACAAGCCAAATGCTTCGCATAAAGACCTCAACATGATATTATCGACCAACCCACATTTTGAGAGGCAGATATGAGCCTTGCTGTACTAGCCGATCACATGGCATCTAAGGGTCGCGGCCCTGACTCGATGCTCATCCACATGTCCCCACGTGAAGTGCAGGGGCTACAAGCGTTGGCCGTAAAAAATGGTGGCTCACTGACTGTCAACCCTAATACGGGTCTTCCTGAAGCTGGCTTCTTGGACAAGCTGCTCCCAGCAATCATTGGCGGCGGCATTAGCTATTTCTCAGGCGGCTCGATTGACCCAATAACCGCCGCTGCTATGGTTGGCGGTGTGGAAACTGTACGTACAGGTGATTTGGGTAAGGGTATTAGCGCAGGTCTTGGTGCTTACGGCGGGGCTGGATTGGCTGCTGGATTTGCTGGTGCGGGGACGGGCGCGTTGTCCTTAGAAGCAGGCAACGCTGCTTTATCTCAAGCGGGGCTTACAGGAGAGGCTGCGGTTACTTTACAAGCAGATCAAGTTGCTTCACAAGCAATAGGCGATAGGCTGGCATCCGCAACTCCGTTTGACAAACTTTCAGCAGGCGCAAAAGCAGTTACATCTAGCCCCAGCGCTCTTGGTAGTTTTGCTAAAGACAATTTCAAATACTTAGCCCTAGGTGCTGCTCCTATTCTTGCAGACCAAGCAATTAAGTCCAATATGCCGACGACAACAACTAGTCCCGGTCAGATGCGCACGTTCTCATACGACCCCTACGGCCAGCGTTACACGCCTACAGGTAACTACCAAGTGCCTAGAAAAGCAGAAGAAAAAGAAGAGACGGCAGCAGATGGCGGCTTGATGGGTATGGATAACGGCGGCTACAGCCCCGGCCAATTAAATTTTGCTGAACGCAGTGAACCTGTTGTTCGCATGGCTGCTGGTGGTACAGGAGGACTAGACTATCAGACGCTTGTATCGTCGCTGCAAAACTCCCCGCTAACAGCAGAACAACGAGCTGCCCCAAGCCCTCAGTATCAGGCAACGATAGATTATTCTTCACCATCTGTCAGTGATGACATGGTGCAACGAGCTTATCAAGACGTATGGGGTCGCGCAGCAGCACCTTGGGAGGTAGAGGCTTGGCAAGGTGTTGCGGGTGATGCTACGGAAACTGCTCTTTCAAAGGCCCCTATACAAGCGCAAGTGGGTGATATATACCGCAACGTACTGGGTCGTGATGCAGATCCGGGTGGCCTTAAAAATTACACAAACCAAATAGCAGCGTTTAATCCAGTGATGCTCAGCGCTGGGCAAAGACCAGACCAAGTGTATGAAAACTTCTTGGCAGACGCACGTACAAGGGGGGAGATATTTAATACCGACCCAACTAGATTCCAAGACTATGCGTCTGCCGTCACGCCTTACACGGGGTATCAGTCAGCAGACCAAACTAACATTGTTGACGAGTGGGTGCGCAATACGCTTGGGCGTGAGGTTACTGCGGCTGATAAAGAGCAGGCGTGGTATAAAGATGCGTTCAAAACAACGCAGACTATTCCGGGTTATCAAGACCTGTACGGCCAATTTCAAAACTACGCTAGAACTGATTCGACTGCTACAAACGCCCAGAAGATTAGAGAAGCCACAGCGTCCTTGGCGGCAAGGGGCATGACCGAAGCAGATGTTCTAAGGCAAACAGGCAAAACAGTTGCCCAACTGGTAGCTTCCGACATTGACGTCAACAAAGACTTATTCACTGCTTCTCAATTGCGGGCTCCCGGCGCTAGAGCTGGGTTTAATTTTAATAGCATACAAAACCCGTATGGAAATGCCACCAACCCCGGCGATAAAACATACAACCCAGATGGCTCAATCACTGTAACGCCAAATATTCCGGGCCGTCCGTCCGGTGGTTTCTCTGGAATGGATGAGGTTAAGAATGCCTATACTGCTGGCGGCGGTAGCTTGGGCTATACGCCTAATGCGCCTAAAACAATGGAAGAGTTTAATAAAAGATTTAACAAGCAGACCGGCGGTTCTAAGCAAGCCTATGACTACTTGATGGGCAAATCAAATTATTCGACTACGCCGTATACACCTACTGGCGAGGTAATGAAACCATATTCCGAATCAGTTTTAGGCGCGCCTGTAAATATTACTTCTAAGAAAGTTTTGTTTGACCCCGTTACTAGGAAGTACAAAGTTAACCCCGACTACATCCCTGTAACTTACACACCCGAGGGCAAAAGAGTTGTTGGTGTATCTGACAGAGAAGTTGCGAATAAATTGACCAGTACAACAGCGGCTACCGGGGGCTTGCTTAGCTTGGCTGGCGGCGGCTCGGCGATG